CTGTTGAAAATCTAACAATAAAGTTAGACTTAACCGACGATGGAAGAGTTTCTGAACCAGACCATGCGGTTAGTATAAAATTTTCGGTTAATATAATAGGAACTACAATATATTTACCCATTAAGATATTTATATCTGAAACTGGTGGGTTGTCCATACAAGAGGCTATATATAATGAGTGATTTGGTACGCAAGGATATTAGATATTTATCTAGAGATTTCGGTTCGTTAAAACAAAACTTGATTGATTTTACAAAGAATTATTTTCCAGATAGTTATCAAGATTTTAACGAAACGTCACCTGGTATGCTTTTTTTAGAAATGGCAGCATACGTTGGTGATGTATTGTCATATTATACTGATGTTACTTTACAAGAATCATTAATATTACATGCTTCCGAAAAAGAAAATATTTTAAACATAGCACAATCGTTAGGTTATATGCCTAAGAATCGAGTTGCTTCAAATACACTTCTTGATGTATTTCAGATATTACCATCGATTCAAATTAACGGTAATATAGTTCCAGATTATACTTACGCATTTGCAATCGAACCAGGAATGTTAGTTGATGTTAATAATAATGCAAAAACACAATTCAGAACAATTGATTATTTGGATTTTAAGTTTAGTAGTAGTTTTAGTCCAACTGAAGTTACTCCATATGAGGTGGATGAAGGTACAGGTGAGATATTATTTTGGTTACTTAAAAAATCAACAAAAGTTGTATCTGGAAAATTAAATTCAACTGAATTTATATTTAATGAACCAAAACCATATGATAAAGTTGTTTTGGATGAACCAAATTTAATTGAAATTTTATATGCAATGGATTCAGACGGTAATAAATGGCATCATGTTCCTTACTTAGCGATGGATACTATTTTTGAACCAACTCCAAACATAACAAGAAACGATAAGAGTTTAAGTCAATACAGAACAGAGACTCCATATTTACTTAAATTAAGAAAAGTCTCAAGACGCTTTACATCAAGACAAACCGCGGAAGGTAAATTTAGTATACAATTCGGTGCAGGTGTTGCTGATTTGGATGATGAACTATTAATACCAAATCCAGATTTAGTTGGTAGTTCATTAAATGGAATTGCTCCAAACTATTCTCCAGATATTGATCCTTCAAACTTTTTATATACCAAGACTTATGGATTAGCACCCAATAATACAACATTGACTATTTATTATACAACTGGTGCTGGTATAACAGACAATGTTTCAAGTGAAGTTATTACCAATATTGTTTCAAGAACACTTGTTGTAGATGAAACTGGTTTGGACGCAAATCTTAGTTTTCAATGTGTTGGTAGTTTAGCAGTAACAAATCCTAAGCCTGCAACTGGAGCTAAAATATCTGAAGAAATAAATGAAATTCGTCAAAACGCTTTAGCCCATTTTGCTTCACAAAATCGTGCTGTAACAAAAGAAGATTATATAATAAGAGCATATAGTTTACCGCAAAAATATGGTTCTATTGCAAAAGCATATATTACAAAAGACACACAACTAACTCGTGAATCTATTTATAATAGTGATAGAATTGAAAATAATTTTGGATTGAATTTTTATACGTTGGGATATGATGGTAATAATAAACTTATTCCTGTGAATGATGCAACTAAAGAAAACTTAAAAACTTATCTTAATCATCACAGAATATTAACAGACGCTATAAATTTACGTGACGCTTATATAATAAATATCGGTATTGAATTTGATATAATAACTTTACCTGATGAAAATAGTAATCGTGTTGTATTAAATTGTATAGATACTTTAAAAAAGTATTTTGATGTTAAAAAATGGCAAATAAATCAGCCAATTGTTATAAGCAATGTATATACCGAGATAGATAAAGTCGAAGGGGTTCAAACTGTTGTAAATGTTAAGTTTAAAACTTTATATGATCAAACATTGGGTTATTCTCCACATGCTTATAATATTGACCAAGCAACAAAAAATGGAATACTTTTTCCATCATTAGATCCATCTATTTTTGAAATAAAATACCCCAATAATGATATAATTGGTAGGTCGAGGGCATTCGGATGATATATTCAATTTTTGCACAAAGAGACGCCACTATATATGAAAAATCTATAGATATGAATACGGGTATAGATTCTATGTTGGAAATATCACATGAGTCTATTACATCTGGTTCTTCTATATATAATACAAGAGCTTTACTAAAATTTGACGTATCGAATATAGAAGCAAATGTAAATTTGGGTAAAATATCAAGTAACGCTAAATACTACCTGTCATTAGTAACAGCGGATGTGCGAGAAATACCACAAGAATATACTATTTACGCATATCCACTTAGTTCATCATGGACCAATGGAACTGGCAGATGGGGAAATAATCCAATTACTACAAATGGTGTTTCTTGGAAATACAGAACATCAAAGACAGTAGGTACTGAATGGGATATTCCACCTACAATTAAAAATTTTGAATGGGATAATCTTTCAATGACTTGGGTTGACGCTAATATTTTATTTGGTGTAAACCTTGCAGCAGATGTTACTTCTTCTTATTTTACAAACGAGGGGGGTGGTACTTGGTGGGATTATGATAATTTAGAATGTACTCAATCGTTTTCATTTCAAACTTCTGATGTTTATATGAATGTTACAAACATCGTTAAAAAATGGATTACTGGATCTGGACGTTTTGAAAATGACGGTATACTTATTAAGTTTAGTGATGAAATTGAAAGTTTACGGGATAGTATAGTTGGACTTAAATTTTTTGGAACAGATAGTAATACAATATATGTTCCACGTCTAAATGTGGTGTGGGATGATTCTATATTTATTACTGGAAGTTTAAAACCAGTTTCAGATGACGGTTTAAATATAAATGTTAAACTTAACAAATTTTATGCACAAACCGAAAAAGCTAAAATAAGAATTTATGCAAATAAAAAATATCCAGAAAAAAATTATACAACTCAATCATATCAAACAATAAACTATCATTTACCATCATCCTCATACTATGAAGTAAGAGATGCACATACAGATGAGATAATTTTACCGTTTGATATATCTGGTTCTAAAATAAGTTGCGATGGGACAAGTAGTTACTTTAACTTATGGATGGATTCATTTCAACCAGAACGATTTTATAGAGTAGTTGTAAAAACTGAAATGAATAGTGGAAATACAGTACAATTATTTGATAATAATTACTACTTTAAGGTAACACGATGAGTGAATTAGTTAGAGAAGTTGGAACGAATAAAATAATAAATTACTCTGCTAATAGTGGTAAACAAAATAGTGGACAATTAGAAATTCCAGTTGTTGATCAAAGATTTTTAACAACGGATTTTAGACGTATAATTAAATCTGAGTTTGATAGTATGCCATCTGCAATAACTGCAGAAGAGAGAGCATTAACACTACTTAAAGATTATGAAAAAGTTTTATATACTCAACCTGGATTATTAGGTAATCTTACACGAAATGATATTGCAGACATAACAAATATTGCTAAGAATGAATTATTCTCTAATTTGGCTAATCTTATAAAAGATAATGATAATTCTATTGCTGCACTTAAAAATAAAATATCAGACCTACAAGACGATATTAAAAGAAAGAGTCTTCATATTGAAGGTTTATATAATGAAGAAACTAAATACATGGCTTCTATGAAAGAATGGGGAGTGGAATTAACACGTTTAGGCGTTGGAATAGATAAACTCTCAGATATAAACGTAGAGTTACAGAAACAACAAGAAGACACTCTTGATAAATTAAGTAATGATGTTACAAATCAAGCGGACGCATTCAAAGACAACTTCTCTGGTTTTGCAAAAGAAGTTAACACATCACTCGAACAAATTACATTAGAAACTGATAGAATAAGAAAATCTTCCAACTTACCATCATTAAACGATGCAATATCAAAGGGGGGTTAATATAGAGTATGCCAACTTTTATCTATAAAAACATAAGTCAAATACTATCTACTAGCGATCCAATTCGTGGTAATAGATTCAATGTAAATAGATTGAATGGGAAAATAATTATACCTAAATTTGAAAGTATATCTAATGTAGAAGATCCAACTACTCCTAATACTAATGTTGAATTTCATGTATTTTTACATAATGGCGCTTATGTTGACACTTTATATAACGCAGACTATTCAATTCAAAATAAAATAATAGATGGGTCATCTCGAAATTATGTTTTGTTGGATGTTCATAAACATTTAGAACGAGCTAAAATTGTTCCTGGTACTTATAAAATTGTTTATAATTTTTTTAGAAATCTTATTGGGTATTCTAGTAATAATACCAATGAACAAGTAAATAGATTATTTATTTCTGACATTTCACCAAACAGAAAAGAATTACGATTAACATTGACAAATCCAGAAGATAAAGTTTCAAGAGATAATTTAGCATCTTTTGTTTTACAATATATGTCTGGCACAAAATATATTTCTCCTGTTATTCTTAATTTTGGTCAAAATAATATATTAAGTGTTGTAAATGTAACATCAGACGGAAACACGGACTACTTCTATGTTAAACTTTTAGATGAATTACCAAGTGATTTAGATTTATACTTTGAGTGCTGGCTTTCAATTGAAATTATGAAGCCATATATAGACAATGTGGTTAGAATACGTGAGGAAAAGTTAGCATTACCTAAATTTATTTCTGGTCCAAACTTTGAAGTTGATTACGGATATTGGACTACATCTGAAACTGACTATAAATCTTGGAATGAATTATTAGATACAAACGCGCAAACGTCGCAGGAACTATTAAACAAATATATTAATTCTGGCTCTTCTATTAAATTGAATTTGAATTTTAGAGAATTTGAAAATTTTGTTTTTTATTCTTCGGCAGAAGGTAGAGTAGAAAATTTTGTATATAAATTACAATTAGTAGAATCATATAATACACAACTAAGTAACTTGAACAGTTATACTGGTTCACTTGAAGTTAATAAAGTAAAAGTTAAAGTATTACGTGATAAATTAGTAAGTGCGTTTGATGATTTTGAAAAGTGGTTATATTATGAAACAACTGGTAGTAACTATTATACTTCACAAAATTCATCTTCTATAACTCCATATCCAAAATATGAAGTAACAGGTAGTGATTATTCAATAGCTACAGTTGAAGGTAAATATAAATTATATCCAATAACATCGAGTACAGTAGATGATTGGTACTCTTCTCTTTTAGAAGTAGCAACTGATTATGATAAAAATAATTATAATAGTTTACTTTTTGCAATTCCAGAACATATACGAGAATCAAATGATAACGATCAATTTATAACATTTGTAAATATGATTGGTCAGCATTTTGATATTATGTATTTTTATACAAATCATTTGTTAAAGAAAAATTTAAGAGAACAACATCCGAAAGATGGCTTATCTCAGGATTTAATATACGAAGTAACTAAAAATTTAGGTTGGACATTAAATAGTGGTACACAAACAAAAGATTTATGGGAATATGGACTTGGATTGAGTGGTAGTGGTGATCCAATTTGGACTAATTCAACAACAATAGATAAAAATTTATCTAGATCTGAAGAAGACCGTACAAAAGAAGTTTGGCGTAGAATATTTAATAATTTACCTTACATATACAAAACAAAAGGTACTGCGAGATCGATACGAGCTTTACTGTCTGCCTATGGTATCCCGGAAACAATATTAACTATAAGAGAATTTGGTGGTCCAGATAATGCAGATTTAGGTATTACTCCACGGTATGAAGTTCCAAAATATACTTATTATCTAAACTTTCATAGTTCATATCCATTACCAACTCAAACTCAATATGTAAGAGTTCCATGGGAACGTGTAAGTAACGAATATGGTAGTTGGCAATATCCAGATACTTTAACATTTCGTTGGAAAATGGATCCAGAAATAAATTATGCTTATCAAAACGATCCGATTCAAACTGTTCTTCAAAAACAATCAGGTAGTAGATTAGATTGGTATGTTAGTATAAACAAAAATGGTACAGATCCAGAAAAAGGAAGTTTAACTTTCCATATGCACGATGGGGCCAGTGCATATAAATCTGCTTCAATTACAGACCAATATCTGTATGATGATGTTCCGTTAAACATTATGATTAGAAGAAGTGTATCAACCGATTTAACCGCTTCCAATCAAAAATATGATTTCTTTTTAAAAACATCAAAATATGGAAAATTAGCAGTTGAAGCATCCGCTTCTATTATTGTTAGTGGAAGTTTAAGTGGAAGTTATAACAGAGCCTGGTCATCCGATGGACAATTATTTATTGGTTCTGGATCAAATCCACAAACAAATAATATTTTATCTGGTTCTATTTATGAATTAAGATACTGGACAAATCAGTTAACATCATCAGCATTTGATGATCATGTTTTGTCTGCAAGGTCATATAACGGTAATACACCAACTTCATCGTTTTACGATTTACAAGCACAGTTCAAATTTTGGAAACCGTTTGATGCTGCAGCAACTTCAAGTATACAAAGTAATCACCCAAATAGTGATAAATCAACTTTTTATAGCTCTTCAAAATCTGCTAATCTTTATGGATTTACTTCGAGTTCATTTGAATCTATAGTTGAAAGTTACAATATGGCTGTTGCAACTGTTGGTTCAAATACACCATTTTCTGAAAAAGTGCGTATTGATTCCGCTACGTTAATTGGACCTTTACAGCCAGAAAACTCTGTTGCATTAACTTCATTTGATAGATATTCTTTAGATTCAAATAAATTAATGGTTGCGTTTTCACCACAAACTATGATAAATGAAGATATTTATTCTGCAATCGGTAATACTTGGATAGACGATTATTTTGGTGAATATGAAAACGTAAAAAAAGATGAATATCCAAAGTTAAAATGGTTTGCAAGTGAATATTGGAAAAAATATAAAAACAAAAATGATATAAACTCATACATAAATTTAATTTCTATATATGATTTTAGTATATTCGATCAAATACGTCAAACATTGCCTGCAAGAGTTCAAGAGATTCTTGGGTTAGTCATAGAGCCAAATATATTAGAACGCTCGAAAGTAAGTACATATCGTGATTTTACTGCTGAGTCTCCTGAAAAATTTGTACATGAAACTACTGAATTGGTTAAAACACCAAAACCAACATCGGAAGTTACATCAAAAATTACTTCTGTTTTAATTGGATTTGATGTTAATGAATCTGACATAAAAGATTTTGATGGTGAAATTGATATTATAACTGAATTTGATACTCAATTTGATGATATAGAAACAGAAATTAATACTGAACTAACATCAAGTGCTGACATACAAAATATAGTAAGTACGATGTATAAACAATCAGATACTTTAATTGGAACATATCAAATATTTAATCCTACTATAAATGTGTCTCAAAAATCTTTGGCTTTTGAATATAATCAATATTCTACAACAATATCAAATGTTGTTAATTTGGTGGGTAGTTTTAATTCTTATAATTATTCTGGTATAATAGACGCTACATTTGGTAATACTTATGCAAGACAAAATGCAACATATAATAATGGTAATTGGTATTTTACTGATAATGATGTTTCAAAGGCAACTGCATATTTTGAATCTATACAATCATATAGGCAAGATAATTATTACGATGCATTCAAATTCTATTTTACAGAACCAATCGATATTGCTGCTTCAAATTGGAATTCATTTGATTATGTAACTTCGAGTCTAATGAATCCTAACAATTACCCAACACCTCAGAGAAGAAACAGATTTGAAGGCTGCAAGGTAACATATACTTCTGTTTCATTTCCTATGTGGAAACCTACTGGATATGATGGTAATTCGTTTATTTTAAATGATCCGTCACCGGTTATCGTTTTACTATTACCATGTGAAACTTTATGGGCAGAATATTATCCAACATTGGATATAGGTAGGTGTCAATATCTGAAAAGAAAGAAACAAATTTAATGAAATTAAACATAAATAAAAATCTTAGAAAATAATTTATTTTGTTTTATTTCTTATATTTATAGTAGTACTAAACAAGTTTTATAAAAAGGAGTTTCAAATGGGATATTTAAACAACACTACGGTTACAGTAGACGCAATTCTTACAAAAAAAGGCAGAGAGTTACTCGCACAGGGTGGTAACGCATTTAATATAACACAATTTGCTTTAGCCGATGATGAGATTGATTACGATCTTTGGAATCAGAATCATCCACTTGGTGATGCAAAAATGGGTGTTGTTATTGAAAATCTTCCGATAACAGAAGCCGTTCCCGATGAAACACAATCTATGAAATATAAACTTATTACATTAGATGCAGGAACTGAGAGTATTCCTTATTTGGAAGTTGCACCAACATCTGTAACTTTAATTGTTGGTTCTGGCACCCAAAGTATTCCAGAGCAAATAATGACTGTT